TGCGGCCCTGCGCGGCGTGGCTCTCCATCAGGTCGGCCATCGCCTGGGTCAGGCGGTTGACGCGCTCCAGCGTCAGGTTGCGCGGGTCGCTCATCGGTCGATCCACCTGGGCTCGTCCTGCACCAGCCCCTCCTGCAGGCCAGCCTCGAGGTGCTCGCAGACCTGCACCAGCGAGGTCAATTCCCTGCTGTCAGGCGCGACACGCCGAAAGGCTTCCTTCAGGTGGTCGACAGTGCGCAGCGCTTGTTCGTAGGTCATCGCATCTCTCCTTGTGTGGACGGCAGCCGCCGCCCGTTGCTACAAATACCCGACGAACAAATCCTCTTCGTCGTACACCGCGACGCGGGCCTGCTCGCCATCCGGCGTCGGCTCCACCTCGTAGGTCCAGTCGTCGTCCTCGTCGTTGAGCTGCGAGGCCAGCGTCAGGGCAGCGCGGCGGGTGTAGATCAGTCCGGTCAACAACATCGCATCTCTCCTTGCTACGAGATGATAGATGGTAGTCGATTATCGACTATCAAGTGACGCAGCAAGAGATTTTCTGAAGTTTTTTTCTCGACGCAAAATGCGAGGCAACGCAATGACTTACGGGCGCTAACGTGGCTCAGAGAGGGCGGCCGAGCTCATATACCGATGAGATTGCCGCGGAAATCTGCGAGCGCATCGCCGATGGGCAAAGCCTGGTCGCTATCTGCCGCGACGAGAGCATGCCGTCGGAGCGCACCGTGCGGTTTTGGCTGGCTCGGGAAGAAGGAAATTTCCTGCCGCTCTACGTCCGCGCGCGCGAGCAACAAACCGAGCGCTACGTCGACGAGATGATCAGCATCGCTGACAGCGTCGCCGGCGAACGCGAGTCGTCGCCGGCCGTGCATGCCGCCAGGTTGGCGATCGACACGCGCAAGTGGGCGGCGTCGAAGCTATTGCCGCGCAAGTACGGCGACAGGCTCGGCGTCGACAGCACCGGCTCGCTCACTATTAAGATAGTGCAGGGGCTCGGTGACGCGCCCGATGAGTAAGCTGAGCTCCAAGCAGAGGCTGCAGCTCGACGGCCTGGCCGCCGACATCAGGCGACATCCCCAAATGTCGGTTGACACGATGGCGGCCACGGTGCGGACGATCTGCGAGCCGCCGATGGGACGGCCGCCGAGCACAAGCCCCAGGGCCGTGCGGCGCCGTTACCTGTTGCATCAGCGCAAAGACGTAGCGCGACAGTCGTAGCAAAAGGGCTGATCCGACGTTCTGCGACAGCGCAAAGCCCAGGCTTTCCGCGATCCGGCCGACAGCGTGTCTCGGTCGCGCTAGGCCCTGCCCCAGAGCGACGCTCATTGCCCCTATAATAAGGAGGATCACGATGCCAACACCGACAGCCGTAATGGTCACTGGGACGATCAGCATCGACGGGGGGCCGCCGCAGCCCTGCGTCGTAACCGGAGTGGTGTCGCCGCTCGGCACCTGGGGCGGGGTTGCGCCGCCCTATCCGGACATCTCGCCGCCGACCGATCAGCCTCGACCCGAGCATCCGATCGTCATCGTGCCGCCCGGCGCGATCGACGGCGTCCATCCCGAGCATCCCATTTTTCTGCCTGTTTACCCGACGCACCCGATCGAGCTGCCGCCCGAAATGCCGGCCGCTCCCGGTTTCCAGTGGGTGTACGTCGAGCCCTACGGATGGGTGCTCGACCCGCTTGGCGGCGGCAAACCGCTCCCTCCTGGGCGACGCTGACCGGGCTGCCGGCCCAGGACACGCTGCACTGAGCCGGGGAGGCTGACGGTCGATGGAGCTGGTCTTACCGCACCAGTGGCGTCCCAGGAGCTACCAGAAGCCCTTGTGGCGCTATCTGGAGGGCGGCGGCAAGCGTGCCATCGCTGTTTGGCATAGGCGCTCGGGGAAAGATGCCGTTGCTCTTCATCACATAGCTGTCGCGGCTCATATGAGGGTCGCCAATTACTGGCATTTGCTTCCAGAGCAAGCGCAGGCGCGCAAGGCGATCTGGACTGCGGTCGACGCCCACACCGGCAAGCGCCGGATAGACGAGGCGTTCCCGCTTGCGCTGCGGGAAACGACCCTCGAAAACGAGATGATGATCCGTTTCCGCAACGGGTCCGTGTACCAGCTCGCCGGGTCGGACAATTACGACAGTTTAGTGGGATCTGCGCCGGCGGGCGTGGTCTTCAGCGAGTGGGCGCTCGCCAACCCCAGCGCCTGGGCCTTCATCCGGCCGATGTTGCTGGAAAACCAAGGCTGGGCCTTATTCGTCTACACGCCCAGGGGCCGCAACCACGGCAGCACCTTCTTCGACGCCCACAAACGCGATCCGGACTGGTTTGTCGAGCTGCTGAGCGCTCAGGACACGAGCGTTTTCACCGCGGAGCAGCTGGCCTCCGAGCGGGCCGACATGATCAAGGAGTATGGCCCTGAGGACGGGCAAAACCGCTACGCTCAGGAGTATCTCTGCTCTTTCGACGCCGGCGTCATTGGCGGTTACTTTGGCCCACAATTCGAGAAGATCGACGCGGAGCATCGCATCTGCCCGGTGCCGCTCGACCCAGGCTACCCGGTGCATACGGCCTGGGATCTGGGGATCGGCGACGACACCGCGATCTGGCTGGTGCAGGTCGTCGGGATGCAGATGCGGGTGGTCGGCTACATCCAGAACTCGGGCGTCGGCCTGGAGTGGTACGCCAAGGAGCTCGACAAGTGGGACTGCCGCTGGGGCGAGCACATCCTGCCGCACGATGCTGCGGCCAAGGAGCTGGGCACCGGGCGGACGCGCGAGGAGACGCTGTGCAGCCTCGGGCTGCGTCGCACGCGCATCCTGCCGCCCTCGAGCGTTGCTGACGGCATCAACGCCGGCAGGCTGCTGCTGGCCCGCGCCTGGTTTGACGAGGCGCCGACCGAGCGCGGCGTCAACTGCCTGCGCAACTACCGGCGCGAGTGGGACGACCGGCGCAAGGCATTCCACGATCGGCCTCTACACGACTGGGCGAGCCACGCGTGTCTGACGGCGGATGCGCTCGTATTGACGGATGCGGGGCTGCGGCCGATCGCTGAGGTGCTGGCAGGCGATAGCGTATGGACACCTTGCGGGCATTCTCGCGTGAGCCATGCCGGCCCGGTAAAGCAGATTGCGGAGTTGGTGGAGATCGACCTCGCCGACGGGCGGCAAATTCGCTGTTCACGAGAGCATAAAGTGCTGACAAATCGTGGCTTTATCGAAGCATCTGCCCTAAGATACTCAGACGGGGTATTTAGGGGCGATGAATGGACGATCCGGCTCATATCGTGGTGTTTGAGGGCAACAAATACTGGCTTTCGGGCGGCTATTATGTGCGGACAGGGCCGCGCAGAGCGCCGCTCAGTCGGCCAACGATCTATCTCCACCGGGCAATGTGGGAAAGCCACTACGGGCCTATACCGGAAGGCTGTCAGATCCATCACAAGGATGGCAATTCTCTTAACAACGCCATCGATAACCTTCAGTGCATCGAGCGGCGCGCCCATCGAAGCCTGCACTCTCGTGAGAACTATGCGGCCAAGCCGCTTCCGCCGCCAAGCGCCCTGGCGCTTCAGCGGGCTGCTGAATGGCACGCGAGCCCGGAGGGGCTGGAATGGCACCAAGAGAATGGCCGCCGCGCTTGGGAGCACAGGGTTTGGCACGAGTGCATCTGCCAGCAGTGCGGCCAGCCGTTTCTTTCGCCTTATCCTACGCTTGCCAAGTGGTGCCACCCGAATTGCAAAGCTGAAAACCTGCGCCAGCGCAGAGGGCGCAACGTGGGTGTACGACCTTACCGTCGTAAACCACGCGTGCTATCAGGCAAACGGGATCCTTGTTAGCAACAGCGACGCCTGGCGCTACCTGGCTCTCGCCAACCTGCGCTCGGACGACGAGGCCATGACGCGGCCGATTGTGTATGACGACCGGGGGATCGTTTAGTGCCTGATGCCGATATGCCGCTTGAGCGGCTGTACGCCAATGTCAACGGCAACCAGGGCATGCACGAGCATATCCGGCAGATGTCCGCGGCGATCGACCAGCTCCGGCTCGACGTGAAGCGCCTCGAGCTCGAGGTCGTCGAGCTGCGGGCTCGCCTGCACAAGCCCGATATGAAATCGGCATAATTTCCCGCTATCCGGACAGGGCTCCCCGACAAGCTGTTAGCAGGCTTGGATTTTACGGGCGCTCTCAATGTCGGCCAGTTGTAAGGAGACAGCCATGCGGACAGGCTCGATGCGTTTCGGCAAGCCGCCGCCCTCGCCCAAGATGCCGGCGCAGCCCAAGCCGACCTCGCCCAAGATGCCGTCCGGCGCCGCGAGCAAGGCGGCCACGGGCGCCTATCCCGGCCTGCTCAAGGGCAAAGGCAAGGGCAAGGGCCGATGACGTATGGCGAGAGGGCCGTGGGGCTCAGCTTCAACCCGTCGGCCAATCCGGGCGTGGATCGCGTCAAGCGTCTGTATGCCGAGATCATCGACCTTTGCAACGAGGCGCGCGGCGACGATCGTAGCGAGCGGGCGCGGCTGTTCTCGGTCGCGATAACCGAGGCGCAGACCGCGCAAATGTGGGCGGTCAAGGCCCTCACTTTTGCCTCAGACTAGCAAGGGCAAGCGCTAATTTCGCCCTCCGGGTGTTTACGGATCAGGGGGAGGCTTCGGGCCAAGCATGCTTGGCCCTGGACCGGAGGGCCTCATGCAGACATCGACCGAGCACAAGAACGCTGACGAGCAGAAGCGGATCGCGGAGGACCAGCGCCGAGCCGACCAGGCGGGTCGCCAGGCCAACGCGCAGGGCAACGGCAAGCAGGACGGGCCTGGCGCGGACGCGCAGAAGCCGATCGTGCCGACCCGCAACGAAGACGGCTCCAAGCCCGGCGCATCGCCGCTCAACCCGATCCACCAGCCGAGCGCGCACGGCAATCCCGGCCACCTCGACGACACGCCGCAACAGTCGCCAAACGAGGCGGCTGCGGTCGAGGCCCAGGAGGCCAAGGCGCGCGAGGAGCGGGCACGCAACCGAATGCCCGAGCAGAAGATCGACCCGTTGACCGACAATCCGGAGTACCGCAAGGCCGTGCATGAGCAGCCCAGGCGGGCATAAAGAAAGCCCCGCCGGGTTTTGACGCCCGGCGGGGCTAAGTCTGATCTTGATCAATGCACGCGCCAGCTTAGCGCGAGGCGCGGGCAAAGAAAAGCCCCGCCCTGGGTTGCCAGCCAGGACGGGGCCGCTTTCCGCTCCTACGAGCCGGCGCCATGCCTAGCGTCCGGACCCCGCGCGCAGCTTAGCCGCGAAACCGCAAAACCGCAAATCCGCTACCGTTTAAACGCTCAGGAGGCCGCCATGCGCGTCGATGGCGAGGCGGCGCGCAACTACAGCGCGGTGCGGCTGGACAGCTTCGCCTCTGTCGAGGGCAAGGGCAAGCTGACGCTGGCCGACGATGCGACCGGCGAGGTCAGGTGGGCCGACGCGGCCGGCGAGACGCGCACCGTGACCCTCGGCAACCACGCCATCCAGATCGTCAGGCGCTCGGTGTACGGGCGTTGACGCTGCGTTTCGGGTCGCTCTTCAGCGGCATAGAGGCGGCGAGCGCGGCCTGGATTCCGCTCGGTTGGAGCTGTGCCTGGGTGGCCGAGGTGGACCCGTTCGCCTGCGCCGTCCTGGCGCACCATTACCCGCAAACGCCAAATCTGGGCGACGTCACAAAGGTGGATTGGCGTGCAGTTGAGCCTGTTGCCGTTGTTGTTGGAGGGCCACCCTGCCAGGGATTTTCCGTTGCCGGAAACCGCGGCGGGCTATCGGACCCGCGTGGCAACCTCAGTCTCGCCTACGTTGAGGCCCTCGATCGCCTCGACCCTGAATGGTCCCTCACCGAAAACGTCCCCGGCTGGCTCTCGATGGCCGACAACAGCTTCGGACACTTTCTGGGGCGATTGGTCGGATCGGACGGACCCCTCGTTCCGGATGCGGGACAGCGCTGGTCAAACGCGGGTGTGGCTGCTGGGCCAAAAAGGACGGCGGCCTGGCGCATCCTCGACGCGCAATTTTTCGGCGTCCCCCAGCGGAGACGACGTGTGTTTGTCGTCGCTTCACGAGGTGCTGGAAACTGGGATTGTGCATCCGCGTTATTTCCTGTCGGCGAAAGCGTGCTCGGGGATCCTGCGCCGCGCCGCGAAGCGGGGCAAAGAATTGCCCGGCCAACTGCAAGCCGCCCTGCAGGCGGCAGCGGATACCGCAACGACGCCGACACCGCCGACAGCCTGATCACGTTTGACCATCAGGTCGCCGGCTCCGCTGGCAAGCAGCACGCCGTCGCCTACGGTATCCGCTCCGACGCTGCCCGCTCCGGCGAGGCCAGGACGCCGTCGCCTGACGCCGAGGGACGGGTCAGGCTGCGCGATCCCGGCTTCAACGTCAGCGAGGGGATTGCCCCGACGCTCGACAGCGGGGCGGCGCACGCGGTCGCCTTCAACAACACCGGCCAAGGTTGGTGGAACGACGCGGAGGTCGCGACCGGCCTGCGCGATATGTCGGCTGGCTCGGGAAGTAAGGAAGCCACGCTTATCGCCACGCCCCTGCTCATCGAC